CGGAAAGTACTCGCACAAGCTGTGGAGTTGGGACGGCGATGCCCTACGAGTTGTGCAGACGTACTATGGCATTCCGTGGAGTATGGTGGGGTATGCCGTGGAGCGTAGACAGATGGATGAAGATCATCAGTTAATTCTCCTAGTGCCGTTGGTGAAAACCGACAACCCGTTAGCCACGTGGATCGCGTCACGCAAGCTCCAAGCGGAGTCTCTCCGCAGGTTGAATCCGGTGGTGGGGGAATTTGTGCGCCTGGAGACGAATGAGCCAGACCAATTGTACATTTGTACTGGTCGAGTTCATGAGTATTCCAGTGCTAAGATTCCGGCTAGTGTTGACCATGCGATCCAAAGTGCGAATCGTACGTTGTCATCAAAGCTAACTTTAGCCACCGTTAAGTCGAAAATGGACAATGGACGTACTGCATCCCAAGCCAACCATGTTGGAGCGGAGGTGTTACTGGAGTTCCACCAGCAGTACAACAAGCACCGGGACTTCGTATCTGTCGTTGAAGCAGTGAGAAGATTCCAGTGGGTGCGTCCATCCTCAGTCCCTGATGTGGAAGCTAAGCCAGGTATGGTGGCGTTTATGCAGCCCCTTCTTGATGGAGGGTTTGTTCCCGACGTGTGCGAAGGAAACGAACACCGATTCGTTCAGGAGCGTGTTGAGAAAATCAAGTGCTCAGATGCTGTGTTAGACTAGTTTGTGTCTGACTGCATGACTGAATTCGTCGAGTTATTAGTCCCGGAACCACACACACTTTCCCCAGTTGCGATTGAGGAAGTGGTCGAACGCCAACCGCGCCCGTCACAGCAGTCTATTCTGCGAGAGGCCCAACATGGCCAACCAAACGACAAAACACAACAGTTCATGAAGAAAGAAGCGTATGGGTCAGTCACCGACCCGCGTGGAATATCACAGATCAACGGAGTCGACAAGATGTACTATTCAGCCTATCTCTATGCATTCACTGATGGAGTGATGAAGGGCCAGCCGTGGTACGCTTTTGGCAAGAGTCCAGCGGAAATTGCCAAGAGAGTCGTGGAAATCTGCGGAGATGTTGACTATGTGGACATGACTGATTTTAGTCGGATGGACGGACGTGTCTCTAACGTAGCGAGAGAGTTAGAGAGACGAGCCATGTTTCGCGCTTTTGGACGTGAGCACTCTGTCACGTTGTACGAGTTGATGAGGAAACAAACTTTCCTCACAGCGATAACTACCACTGGGATCAGATACAGGACGGAATTTCAACGCCTGTCTGGTTCTCCGGAGACAAGTGCGTTCAACACCATGTTGACAGCATTCATAGCGTTCCTCACTTATAGGAGACAGAAAGACATGTATGGGGTTTTCAACCGAGCCCCAGTGGCGTGGGCCATGCTTGGAATCTACGGTGGAGATGACGGTTTGTCAGCATATTTTGATCAACCCACCGCAGAAGCTACCGCCGGTAAGATTGGAC